ACCTGGCGTACCCGTAGTTCTATAAGCTTGTAATGTAAATTGTGGAACACCTGCTGTACCATCAACTTGTACAACTAACTTAATTCTACCTTTTATTAAACTTCGTTCTCTATCTAATGTGTATTTTCCACCTGAATAACTAAATTGAGGGTTGCTTATTACACTATCGTAAGTCAAAGGTGTATAGACACCCGCCACTAACGTAACATCCGTATCTGAGCCACTTAAAGGTGCTGCTTCAAATACACCAAATCCTTCTAAATTAATTCCATCAAATACTGGGTATTTTAAATCTCTATCACATACTACATATACATCATCCCAAACACCTGTTTGTATAAATGGTGATTCATATGTATATCCATATTGTTCAAAGATTGCATCAAATACTCTTTGTACTCTAATGGCTGGTTTAAAGTTTTGTACTCCTAATGCACCTGAAGTTGAGTTAATTCCAGTTGGAAACTCATCGTAATCATATTCTATATTGCTTCCATAATCTATAAGTGGATAAACAATATCACCATTAAACAAACCATTATTCCAACTTGAAGATATGTTAGTAAACGATGCAGTGTGATTATAACTATTTAAAGTAGTTAAATCATTCAGAGTTGCTCGATTAACTTCCCTTGCAAATGATGATAAACTACCATATACAGTTACTTCATATGAGTCAACATACTTGTTAGCTATTACACTAACTTTGTTTAACTGAAGATAACCTGATGATATGTATATACCACCAAAGTCAAAATATGCATCAACCTTTTTATTAGTTGAAAATAAGAATGGGTTTATTACCGATATATCATATACATGCTCAAAGAACGCATTGTTTCTTTTAGTACCAGGTAAAGTAATTGTACGTGAAAACTCCGATGGTAACTCTCCTATATCAAATAGGCCTGTTACGTTATCGGATATCTTAATCTCTTCATCTTTAAATAAATCCAATGTTTGACCATTAGCAACAAGTTGAAAAGCTAATCCCTGTGTGCTCGTTATTCCCATATTATAGTATTAATTTATAATTTTGGCCAAATTTGAAATCAAATGAATATTGTATTAGCTTATCTACTACACCAGTTTTAAATCTGATGTTAGATGTTGTTATAGCCAAAGGTCTTATATCACCAGCATCGTTGTATATCCAATAGATTTCATCAGATGATACTAATTGCTTTAAAAGTTCATTATAATCTTCAGATAACCAATCACTATTAACTGATATTGTTTGTGTAGAATCTGATACATAGTTTTGTATTGATGATTCCCATTGATTGTATTCTAATGTTGAACTATTCCAACTACCAACTTGTGGTTGATAAGTTTTACGAGTTGTAGCAAATGCTTCCTTACTAACCATATCAAAGTTAAGGAAATCATATTGTCCAAATCTATTCTTCCATTTGATTCTTACGTTAGGATATTTCTCCTTACACTTTTCTTCAAATCTAATACATTGGCCTAACTTAGTAATATCAGGTGTGTATTTTGATGTAGTTTGTGGAACTGTTACAGCTGTTATTTTTAATTGTCCTGTAATTCCAGGACCCGGTCCTGAAACATTTACTACATCATTTACATCATACCCAGAACCTATATTTTGTATTACTACTGATTGTATTGCACCTGCAGCTGTAGTTCCAGTTATACTTACTGTCAATCCAGTACCATTACCACCCGTAGTGTTATAAATACCATTTTGATAGCTATTACCTATTGTTTGAAGACTAACTGTAGATACACCTCCAACTATTCCTATGAATGAATTCTGAATGTATAAATTCGAAGTAGATAATGCCATTGCTTGATTTAAATCATCATCGTAATCGTTATTAACGACCCAAGGGGATAATAATTTAATTGAAGGAATGTTAACAAATTCAGGCTGATTTACTTCTGCCCAAGGTGATGATTCTTCAGTTATTGTATTGTAAAATAATGGAGTTGCTTCATCTGCAGCCCAAACATATATAGGTTCGGAAACCTCATCATTAAAGAAGTCTTCAAAATTACTTGCGTTTTGTTGTAATGTAGCAGGGTCGTAATCAAATTCGTCAGTTCCTCCTTGAAAATCATCCAACTCAGTCCAACTAGCAGAAATAATTGTTTGCAATAGTGATGATGAATTAGATGCAGATACAGCACATATTGTGTATGAATCCGTATAAGTTATAGGGAAATCTGATTCAGCTGGAAAAGCTGGGAAATCGAATATAACTTCTGATGAAAGGTATTGGGTATCAATTATTGGTAATATTGATGATGTTAAAGAAGATGAATAGTATATATGTGTTGCATCATCATTACCACTCCAATCAATATCATATGTACCTGCTCCAAATCTACCTAAGTCAGTATCAAATATAGATTGAGTAACAGGTCCATCAGTTAAGATAGGATAGTATGTAGTTTTATCTTGTAAAGATGATGTTATGTTTTCAGGGAATAATCCGTATCCATCTAACGCTGCATATATTCGACTTGATACACGTGAACCTGTTACAAAGGCTGTTGTACCAATTGGTATATATTGAGGATAGAATTCTGCTTTAAACCAAACTGCATTAGATGAGTTCTCCTCAAGTCTTTCAGTTAGAGTGGAGTTAACTATCTTAGATACATCAAAGATTCCGTAATCGGAAGTATTTGGGAATTTAGCAAGTGTATAATCAACACTACCACTATTAGCTTGAGAACCAGTCCAATATGTCAAATCAGCTAAATATTGAAATGATGAACTTAATAACATATTGTTATCATTCTGAATCACCGAAAATATAATAGGTGATTGAGCCAACGATGAAGATGCTGGTGATTGGGTTATTGATAATATTCCTGGCATTGTTTATATCTTTATATTTTAACCATTAATTTGATAAATCTATTGAAGGGGTTAGGATATTGTAAATCCTGCTTTTTTAAATTGAGTATCAATTGCATCTAAATAATCTTTAGCAATAACATCAACTTTATCTTTTAAGAATTCATCTAAAGCATTTTGGAACTCATCCGATTCAGCTCCTAATTCAGCAAAAGGTCTTTTACCCATCTTAGATGTACCATAGTGAACGTACTGTCCATACTCAGCTCCTGTTGGAGCTATATCTAATACGAATGTATATTTTGTACCTTCAGTTAATTTGTTTTCTCTACCAATACTATTAGGTACGTTACTTGGTGATGTTACAAACTTAGAAAGTAAGTTACCTGTTTTGAATGCTTTAGATGTACCTGTTTTATATGAGGTGTACGTAGAACCAGGGTAAATTGCTTTACCTGCTGCTTTCTTATACGCCTTTGCTACATCTTGTAATGTTTTCATTATTCACAAGGTGTTGATGAACCTATTACTGTATTATCACTTAAAGAGATAACTTCAAGTCCACAAACTGTATCAGTATTATATTGATATTGTACATCTCCGTTACAATCTCTATATTCAATAATTACTGGGTCTCCTCCAAGAACAGCAAATTCATAACGAATACACTCTTGTGTTGTAGATTTACCTAAATCAAATAAACAAATGTTTCTATCGTTATGTACTCTTAGAGTGAAATCAGCTGACCATCCAGCTAAACCATTATCATACTCTTGCTTAAAGGCTGTACATGCTGTTGTACCTTGTATCTCAAACCCTTCTTCTTTTCTATCAGTATATGAAAGTAAATCGTTAACGATTGAAAGTGTGTTAGCATGAATATCAACAGTATCATCTACACCTTCAAAATATATGGTTTGTTGGTTGTTAGAACCTGATGATTCATTATCTTTTAATTTTATCTTATCAGCTACTACAATTTGTACACCATAATCCGTAGATTTACCATCGAATGTGGCATTAGTAATGATTACATTTCCTAAAGGATATTGAGGGAATGGGAATGTATCAATTGAAAATACATCACCTTGAGTCACATACCTTATTGATGGGTGATTCTTCATTATCGATTTTAGATAATTTAGAACATTGTAATATAATGTATAATTAGTTCCGTTACTCATATCGTTTTTTTATAGTTCTAATCCACCGAAGTATTGGTTACTTTGGTCAGGCCATATTTGAGTTGCATTACCAACTGATTCTAAGAACTCAGGAATATTAGATGAATTAGCAATTAAATAATCTTGTAATCTTGTTGCGTAATAATCAGCGTTATTCAAAGCTTTTGCCAATAAATAATCAATCTCATTTTTACCCGGTGAGATGGATGTATCTGATTGATGTTTGAATGCACCTTCACTTTTAAAAGATATACCACTAAAAGGGATGTATTCAACGCATGCGTACCATACTAATGTTGGTTTAATGTATTCATCTACTAAAGTTTCGTAATACCCAGTAAATGGAGTACTTGCTTCAATATCAGCTTGTAACTTATTAAACAATACTGTACCTAAAAGATTAAGTAAATATTTGTCTTGGCTAGTTCTGATAAATGGTAATAGTTTATCTGCATCAATAGCTCCTTGAAGCGGAGTTTGCTTTATGATGTCATTTCGGGTTATAAATAGTGCGTATGCTGCCATCGTTATTCGTTATTAAATTCTAAGTTGTTTTCCATTTGTTCAGTATTCTCCATCTGCTCATTCACAGTTTCTTCTACCTCTTCGATTGTTTCACCAGTCTCTTCAGCAGTTGTTGATAGTATTGCCAATGGAGTTAATTGGTCAATGTATAATTCGGTTTCATTACCCCATCCACCTTTTCTAAAGATATCAGCAAATGATGATATAATAGTATTTTGGAATGGATGTATTGTCATTGTTTGCATGATACTAAACGCTGTTTTCATTTCCTCACTCTGAGAGGAGAAACCATTGTTAGCGGTACGAATACCAAAGAGTAGTGGAGATGTTACTCTATTTGCCACTAAGATTCGGTCCTGAGCGTACTCAGCAACGTATTGTTGTTTCTCATGTAAGTTTTCCGTTTGAATTGCTTCAATTGTTGGTTTGTTAGCTGCATCATCGTTAAATGATAACATAAAACGACCCGCATTACGAGTACCAGTAAACTTGTTAACAATGTTTGTTTCAATCGCTTGTCTTTCTTCAGGTGCAGGAACTCCGTTGTTCAGGTTAACCATTACCAAAGGAAGGAAGCCATTTTCTATGTTGTTGATATGTAGATTACTTAATTCAGCTTCTACAAATGAGAACTGAAGTGCAGAAATCCAATCGGGCATACCATAGTAGTATGTACCTGGTGAATAGTTCTTACCATAGTACAATTCCATTGAATCATTAGATGTACCAAATGCTGGAATTATCTTCTTATTTTTTTGTTGTCTAATATCAGTCCAATCCGTACAGTAGTAATATGTTTCTACTTTTGGTTTATCATATAACTTTTCAGCTCTTATGTTTTGTACTGGTATGTGATAGATTTTCTTAACCTTAGTATGGTCATCATTCCACCACACTTGTGCAGCAAAGTTACCATATAGTTTTAAATCAAAAGATATTTTCTTAACATCTTCTTGGTCAATCATCTTAGCTAAAGCAGCATCAAATAATTCATTCTTAGAGTACATCCCTTTACCGAAGATTAAATCGGCTATACCTTCAATACAAGCTGAGTTAGTTGTTGAGGTATTAAATGCATCCGTTACAATTGGGAAAAAGTCATCTTGGTCCATTATACCAATTGGTACCCAACTGTATCTTGTTTTTGTATCTTCAGTAATGATTGGAATATCTTGCTGAGATAAATTTAATACTGAGAAGTTTGTTTGTTTCTTCATATCTTAAAATAGTATGTATTCGTTTGTAGTTACATTGGATTTGAAATCATCATCTAAATGTGATTTGTATTGTGTTGTATCCAATGATGATGATGCAAACACTTTGTAAGTACCATACCAAACATCGTTACTACCACCATCTTTCATATAAGCTCTATATTCACCACCATCAATAGCTCCACTAATATTAGCATCAAATTTAATAATTGATTCTGATGAAGTGTATTCAGCTGATAAAGATTGTGTTGTATTAACTAAAGTTTGCATGTTTTGGTAATACAATGTGAACGTAGGTTCCGTTGTTTGTTCAATTCTGAACGTATTAGTATTACTTCCTGATAAATAGTATGAGTTCATGTTGTCTATAAGTGTTCATTATCTATATTTTAACAATCAAATAGATAAATGTAGTTATCGGACATAAAAAAAGGGAGTGAAATAATCACCCCCTTTAATTCTTCCATCGTTAATATACGATGACAGTTATAATAGTAATTTATGAAGTTACAATTGTAGGTGCAGTTAGTCCTGCAAATGGGTTATCAACAGTTGAACCAGATATAAAACCTGCAGGAAGTTGTTCTTCACCAGTCATAGAAACCGAGTAACCATAAAGGTCACCAAGTCCACCACCAGTTTGAATTGTTCCTGAAGTCAAATCTGCTCCTCTATCTTGTCCCACTAACAAAGCATCTCCTGCGTTTGTATGAACTACAATTTGAGGTCTACCATAAGCTAAAGTTTTTAGCTCAGTTGTCATCTCATTAGTTAATTTCTTTAAGTTAAGAGTTAACTCTTGAGAGAAGAAGGTAGTCCCGTTTTCTCTACTACTATTAACAGTCTCAGTATATGCTGATGTGCCTTTTAGTTCGTACTTGTAAGCAGTAAGTGTTGAAAAGTCTCCTGTTACCTCACCATCATCCGGTCTAGTGAATGTTGACCCACTAACGAAATTGATAAAGTAAACGGCTTGTAAGCCCCCTACGGATTCTTTACATACTTCCTGTCTACCAGCTGTTAAATCACATGCCATAATTTTAAGTTGTATTTGTTGTTAATAATAATTGTTTAAACATATGGAAAATAAGGGGAGAATTAACTCCCCCCAATTCCTATATAATTCATCTCTACTTATGCAGGGATGTGGATTGCGATGTCCTGTCCAATACCAAATTCAGTATCTCCAGTATATCTCATAATCACACGATAGTTTTGTGAACCATCGAGGTCAGCCATGTCTAAAACCTTAACTTCGTTGTAGTCTGACATCAAACCTGTTCCGAAGAATAAGTTAGATTTCTCAGCAGCAACCATATAAGATGCAGTCATACCTGGACACATTGCCAAATCGATACCATTAAAGTTCATTGGTTTTTCACCAACAGTAACTTGGTTGTTGTATCCGTTAGCGTAGTCAGTACCTAATACTTTTTGGTATGCCTTAGCAACGTTAGTTCCAACATAGATTAATAAATCTTCTTTACCGAATACAGTATCAGGAATTGCTTCGTAGATACCATTTAATGCAGCGATTACGTTAGTAGAATCGATTGCTCCAGATACAGCTGATTGAACAACAGCACCTGCACCACCTGCAGAAACAGAACCACTAAGAGCTGGTAAGAATCCTCTGAATTCACCATTAACTGCAGCAGAACCTTGCCATATAGAAGTTTCAGTTGCTTCAGCAACTTTACCACCTACATAAGAGATAAGGTAATCGTTAAAGTTAGCAGGAATCTCATCGAATGCAGAGTAGCCTAATTGTAAAGCTTCCCAAGAATCCAAGAAGTTTTGCTTACATAATTCCAAGTTTACTTGAAGTTCTTTTGGTGTCAATACTCTTTCAGAAAGAGCAACTGAGCCTGAAGTTGTGAAATCACAACTAGCATCGTGTACAATACCAGATACATCCAATTTTTGGATTACCTCTTTGTATTTTACGTTAGGAACAACGGTAATTAAATCGTTTTCCAAAGTTTTAGCACTCAATAAAGCAGCCGCAATATACTTACCAGCGAATTCCCCGGCGTATGTTGAAGTTACTGTTGGAAGAGCGAAATTTTGATTTTTTCTCATTTTTACAGAATTTTAATATTAGTTATAGAGTTTTGATAAAAAAGCTGATTGTCTGTTTGGTTTTCTACCAGCAGTTTTCTTTGTTACTTTCGAAGCCATTACTGGGGCTCCATCCAATTTAGGAAGTTCTTCTTCCTCAAGAATTTCTTCTTCTTCTACTTCGTCAACTTGCATGTCAGCTAGCTTCTTTTCAAGTTCCTCAATTCGGTAGCTCATTTCTTCAACGGTCTTTACAACCTCTTCTAAATTGATAACTACTTCCTCTTCTTTCTCCTCATCTTCAGAAATTTCTTCTTCCAATTTAGTAGAACCCATCTCATCCTCAGCTTTTGGTTCTTCAGTTGCTTCTTCAACATTCTCTCTGGTTTCAATGATTCCATCTTTAGTAATGATACGGATACGAACTTCGTTTCCTTCTTCATCCTTTAAGAATAATTCATGTTCTCCATTTGGTGCTGGTGATTTACTTCCATCTTCGGCAATTACCTCAACAGCTTCTCCAACATCGAATGTTTTAGACTCAACTTCTGTTCCATCCACTAATTTTGCGATAACAAAGTTAACTTCCTTTTTCGTTTCCGAAGATAGTAAAGTCATAATCTTGTTTAAGACAGTGTTTGAATTCATATTAATTAAGTTTAATTATTAAAGTTATAACAATTTTATTAGGATATTTCCAAAAATTGTTTTATATTGTAAGTATTTTTTTATACGTCTATTAAAATTTTATCAGGTCTTTCAAATGCTTGGGATGAAAGAGAAGCTGAATTAAATGAATGATACCAATAATCTCCTGCTTGGAATATATCATTACCACTATCATTTATTTGAAATCTATTTTCATAACGTAATACTACTAAACCATAAGAACCAGAACCAGCAGTTGCTTCAAAAGCACCACCACCACCAGAACCAAATGATGTAGCATCACTAGCATTGTTTGTTCCTAAAGCTGCATTACCACCACCATCAGTACCTAAACCAAAAGATTCTGTAACTGCACTATAAGCAGAACCACCACCACCTCCGGCAACAGTACCTACAACATCTAAAGAACTATTCCAATACCAATCATTTATAGTTGTACCATTTCCACCATTTCCACCAATAGCAACATTTGGATTATCAGTTGGACCATCATCACCATCAAAACCTACACGACTATTTCCAGCACCACCACCGGCTGCTTGGTCAAATATATCGTTAGTACCACCCGCAAATCCAGCACCACTAGGTCCACCAGTTTCATCAGCTCTAACAGAATCACCAATAGGGTGTCCACCTTGTCCTTTAAGAGAACTAGCTACACCACTTATATAAGAATCATAACCACGAAGTCCACGTCCACCACTAGTTGGGTTGGTACCTGGGTAATTTGCCCCTTCACCACCTAATCCGGTCATTACAAATATATTATCAGAACCTGTTGCAAATGTAAAAGAACCAGTTTGAATTTGTCCTGCTCCACCTCCACCACCGGCAAATAATGTTACATCATTAGCTGAACCACCACCGCCACCTCCAGCGATTACTAAGTATTCTATATCAATTGATTCTGTATATACAGGCCAAGCAACATCTATGTACTTACCATCCATTTTTAGTGATGTACTTATATCTTTATTTCCTAGTATTAATCTTTGCATATTATGTTAATTGAAAGTTTGTTGAACCTACTGTGGTAAATTTATGGTACCAATATCCTCCATCTTGAAATATTGTATCTCCACTTGTTGATAGTTGAGTAGCTGATAGATATCTAAGGATAACAATACCACTACCACCATCAGCAGATGTAAATGCTCCACCTCCACCACCTCCAGTGTTTACAGTTCCTGCAACACCGGTTGGTGAGTTTCCTTTGTTACCTCCGGCACCACCACCACCGATACCTCCAGAAGAAGTATTTACAAATCCACCACAACAGCCTCCACCACCACCTGCGTAATAGTTTGTATCTAACCATTGAGTTCCACTTCCACCAGTTCCACCCTGTTCATCTGTTCCGTTTCCACCAACAGTAGAAGCACCACCACCGGCACCACCGCCACCTGTAACCACACCACCACCTTGACCTAATCCATCACCACCATCGTTACCTTGTGTTGCAGTACCACTTGCTCCGGAAATACTTCCAAAGAAACCTCCTCCACCTCCAGAACCACCAGAGAAAGGAGCATTACCATTAGTACCACCTTTACCTCCTCCAATAGATGTAAAGCCTAAGAAGGTAGAATTATCACCACTATCATCAGTACCACCATCACCAATAACAATTGGATATATTGTATTTTTAGCTACAGTGTAAGATGAGCCGGATATAAATCCTCCTGCTCCACCTCCACCTGCGTTATCTCCGCCAGATGAACCACCACCAGCAACAATAAGATAATCAATCTCTATTGCACCTGCAAATGTGTCATCCCAGTCAGAAATAACGTATTTGTCACCCAACGCTATGTTGTTGAAGAGCTCCTCACCTAAATATATTTTATTAGTACTAGCCATAT